CTTTAACACCCAATTACGGGTGTAGGATCGCTATCTAGACTCGGAATGACAACCTCATGGAGGTATCATGAAAAGTCCGATAGTTCTCCTACGAAGCCTACTGATTGACTTCGGTAGGTTAGAGCCTGATGTGAAAGGCCTTGAGCGAGATATCATCACGCTCAAGCGAAGGTACAAAGATGAGGGCTACGGTTTCCTATCCGTAGCCTTAGCAACCTTAGGATCAGCCCTTCAACAAGGCTTATCCACTGGTTGTTTCTGCTGCCCATTGGGATTTAAATGTATCCCAGGGGGAACAATCCCGAGAATCTTTTCGGGTATGTTCTCAGAAATCTTTGAACCTATAACTGGACTCGTTAAACTTGAACCTAATTTTGGTATAATTAAGAACTTATACCAAGTTCTGTTCTTGTTTAAGAAAACTCAGAGTGATGATGAAAGCATCGACAAAATGCATTCAAAAGTCTGTTCTGAGTTTTTCTCAACCGATGAGACGGCTGCTCAGGTAGTTTTCCCTGAGCGTGAGGCTTATCGATTGAACGTTGTTTCACGATTTATTCTACCGTCGTTGCGTTCTAACAACTACGGTGAAATTTCGTGTAAACACGGTCCAGGAGCCGTAAATGAAGGACTAAAGGCTAACCAGAAGTGGTTGGCCGTTACCGATTCTATCTTCACAGATAGATTCGATACAGTGTCTTTTGAATACGATTCTTTTGCCCTTAGTTTCGATTCACTTTTGTCGAGTGAATTGAAGGGCTTAAGTTCGTATGCACGACCACTGCAATCCTTCGATTACGGTGCTTCTCGCAGTACTGCTAAGCTAATCTCTGTTCCGAAGAATTCTACTTCGAGACGGACGATCACCATCGAACCTGTGTTGAACCAGTTTGTTCAACAGGGGCTGAACGACGTACTTCGTAATTCAATCACGAAGTGTAGCGTTCTAAGATGCTGCTTAGCTTTATCCGACCAAACCAAGAATCAACAACTTGCTTTGGAAGGATCCTTAACCGGTAAATGGTCTACAATCGACTTAAAAGCCGCTTCCGATTTGATGAGTTTGAAACTCATCAAGTTGGTTTTTGGCTCGCATGAGTTGTTTTTAAATCATGCGATCGACTGTAGAACTCCAGCTGTCTCTCTCGATAAGATTGAGAAAGACCTTTGGAAATTCGCCGGCATGGGAAACGCACTAACATTCCCAATTCAGAGTGTCGTTTTTGCTGTAATAGCAATTGCGGCCATTCTGGACCTGAAGCAAGAGAAAGCTTCAGTTAAGAATATGGTGCGTGCTGCGAGACGTATCAGAGTCTACGGTGATGATATCATCGTTGATTCTCGATACGTTCATCAGGTGGTATCCTGGCTTACTCTTTTTGGCTTAG